TCAATTGCGTCTTCCACAGCAAGAACCACCTCCGGAATCATGGTATCCAACACCCCCGTCAGCGCGATAGCCGCACGGAATGGATAATCCTGATATGTAGAATCAGCCACAAACGCGGATACCGGTACGCTGGTATCCGTGAACAGAAGCTTTTTCAGCTCCACCGCCGTACCGGCTTCCAGATCGGCCAACTCCCGGTTGATGGAATCCAGCACCGATGTGGCTTGCGCCGTGGTATCATCAAGCACATCTTTTACTTGCGCCTGCGTTTCTTGCAGAAGCGTGGAAAACTGGCTCTGCATTGTGCTGGTATCAATGCCCACCTTTTCCGTCACCAGCCCGCACACCGAAGCGTCAAGCCGTTCATCCGTAATCATGGAAGCGGTGATAGCAGTTGTACCGGCCGCAATGGAAATCCGTGCAAGGCTGATTTGCCGGATTGTGCTGTTGTTTGTCAACGCCGGGGCTGCCGCCGTACTGGCCTTTGCGCCTTTCAAGATTTTCACTTCCGGATAGTCCACATAGTTTGTGGTTTTCCACTCCACAATTACGCGATCAATCCGATTCAGAACGCCGTCTGCCGCGTCAACGGCAAGCTGCAATTTGGAACCATCGACGGATTCATTATCAATCCACCACACAATGCCGTTCCTGCCGGAATTTGCCATCCATCCGGTGCCGTCTGAGACTTCCACCGCCATTCCCGGCGTGGAAAGCGCCTGCACGGACGCATTACTGCCAGCGGCAAAAACGCCGGATGTGCGGCCATGATGCCAGCGCATAACGTCTTCTGCGCCTATGTATGTATCTTGGTTATTCGGGAAACTTTTGATATTAGCCATTTAATTTCATTGCCCCCAATGCTGTAAGAATAGGGTCGCCCAGGATAACTTCTGTCCGGGCTTTGTTGCTGTCCAAGGTGTACTTAATGCCCGTAATCCGAGCGCTGAACGATACCCCGAACCGGGCAGATACGCACGATACAATGTCCCCCAGAGCGTAATACTTGCCCAGATCTTCCGGGTCGATGGATACGGAAAAGGACTTTCGCCGGATACGCTTTCCCAGCTCCATCTGTCCATAAGCACGCGCGCGGGCTTTGCAATCAGCCTCAGATTCGTCATTTTCCTGCCGAACGGCTGTTTTGAACCACACTTCCCGGCGATTGTCCCCGGTCGCATCGCCGACGATTTCAACGAATGTGTTATCCTCTCCGCTAAGGCTTCCCTGCACATAGGCCACATTACAGAGGGTGGAATCGTCGTCGTTGATCACAAGGTCTTTTGCGCTTCCCTGTTCCTCCGAAAAGACAATAGCGTGAATGCCAGCCGTCAGGTCGCGCCCCTTGTAGAGGCGGAAAGTGTGTGTCATATCGTCGGGGTTCCAATCCATTGTGTGGCCTATGCCTTTTTCTTCAAGAAACGGGATAATTTCATCCAGCAAATTCCCGCCAATGAAAACATTGTCCGTTTTATCGGTCATCCCGGTTGCCTGTGCAACTTGAATCCTTGTCATTCCCCGGAGATTATCGCGTATCAGCTTGTACACGCCCGTTTCGATAGTTGTCATGTGATATTCCGATGCAATGATTCGCTTATTCAAAAGCCAGTTTGCGGTGTATCCATTCGCAGTTATGCGGTTCGTGGTCGTGTCAATCTTTGTGTTTTCTATCACAAATGTTACGTTTCTGCTCGTATCATACAGGAGATTGCCGACTTTCAACACGTTAATATTGTAGTCGCTTACCGGCGCAACCAGTATCAGCTTTCCGATATCGTTGTAGTAAATATTCATGATAACACTGATTGCGTGCCGGATTTCGTACCGGGTGGAAAAGTCCTCTTTATAGATTTCAAAGCTCATAGCGCGATCCCCACGATCTCCGTTGCGAAATCAATATCCACCTGCAAATTCGCAAGCCCGCTTGTCGCTTCCGGCTTCAACACATTATCCCCAACTTCCAGCTGAAACAAAGTGCTTTTCAGGCTTAACGCGCCCCGGCAATCTCCGTCAACGGATGACGTTACAGTTGTCCGATCGTGCGTAATCTCTACAATCAGCCGCTCCCCGCTGACAATAGTTTTATTTATCAGCAGAAATTTTCCCGTCGCGGCGTTGGTGATTTTGGGGTTCTCCACATCACCGCTTGCCGAAAGAGTAGCAGTAAACGGGACGGGAACCTGGCCGCGATTCTCCACGTTGATAAATTTTGCTTCAAACAGCTGGCCGAAACGATACGGCCTTGAAATGTTCCATGGGAATTTGAATAGCTTTTGAATGCCGGACAACGTTACCGCTGCGGAATCGTCCTTGCACCAATACGGATACGCCGCCAAAAGGGAAAACTGGAACTGTGCGCCCCATTGTTTCGCCTCAATGCTGGGCGTTGCCGTAGGCCATACATTCAGATAATAGTCATCCGCGTACAGCTTTCCGGCAAGGTCGGGGCGGATGACGGATATCAGCTTTTCTTTATTTGCCGCCTGGCCGTCTCCCACCAAATACCCGTTGATATTCACAGGCCGGGGCTGAACGTTTTTGCTCTGAATTGTCGCCCCCGTCTGGTTGATGCCTTTCGCCTGAGACAGGGATACCGTTACCGTATCGATGCCCGTGGGCTTGTTGATAAGATATCCACCGGCATAATCAAAGGTAACGCTATCCCCGTTTTCGTTCACGTAGCGGAACAATTTGCTTAAATTGTTGAAGTTCTTCAAATCGTCCACCTCGCTTGTGTGAAATAAGCCTCTGTGGCTGCTGCTAGCTCCACTTCGGATTGCACAGGAGAATTAATATTCTGGATAATTGTCACGCCGCGTCCACCACCAGCAAAGCCCACTCCGTCGTAGTCCGCCCCGCCAGACGCACCAGCCGATTTCCCAGCCCTATATGCTCGCGCTTCCTCAGCTGTGAGAACTTTTTCCCCCTTATGGAGGCGCACTAGGTAGTCATCGTATGGCACATAATCAAGGCCACTCTTCGCCCCGGGAACGTTGCTCCCTTTGATATTGGCCTTTATCGTGAGCGTGTAGTTGGCAAAGCTATTTGTCAGCCGTGATTTCATCTGGGAGGCGAGAGAATCCAGCTTATCCAGAACTCCGGGGGTGCTGCTGTCGATACCGGCAACCAGACCACTCATGGTATTGGTTGCCGCCTCTGTAGCCGCCGCCTCCTGGTCAAGATCGCCCACCTTTTCCACGTAGCTGTCTGCGGCCTCCTGCATACGAGCGTTCACATTCTCCACCGCCAGCGCCAATCCATCAGAAGTTTCAGTTCCTGCGGCCTCATATGCAGAAATTCCATCCATAAGGGTTGCAAATTTTCTGCTCAGGCCATCGGTACCACCAGACATATCTTCAAGTTCTTTACGCACTCCCGCAAGGAATCCGGCCTTTTCCCCATCACTCATGGATGCAAGATACTTGCCTAGCCCATCAATGCTAACGCCTGCGAGGTCTGCTTTTTCACGAATGAACGCAAAATCTTCGTCAATCTGCTGGAGAACTTCGGTATTACCGTGCAAATTCCCCATGAGGCCATCCCACGACATTTTCACAACTTCTATTTGGGAAGTAAATGCAGATCCCACATCATGCAGCCCGTTATAGATGGTGGTATAGGTATTCTGGTAATCCTCCAAAATGGACTGTGCCGTGGCGGCGTATTCCTCAGAAGCAGCCTTTATCACATTTACAGGTTTCGCCGCTTCCTCAGCTGCTGCCTGCTCCTGCGCTTCCAAATCGGCAAGATTCTGCTTCGCCTGCTTTATGGCTTCGGCTAATCTCTCCATCTCGACGGTGTCGCCGCTGAAACCAGCATCGGACGTGAACATTTCCAACCTGGCTTTTGAAGCTTCCTCGTACTGCTGCTCAAGCTCTTCTACCTTTGCGCGTGCTTCTTCCACCGTCTGCGGCTCTCCGGCCAACTCTTTGACGAAATCCTTGTGCGCCTTGGTTGCCTTGCCGATGCCAATCGCCAGAGCCGCAACAGCAGCGGCAATCAAGCCAATGGGGTTCGCGTTTATAGCCGTATTCCATGCATACTGCGCCGCAGTTGCAAGGGAAATCTGGCCGGTGAGTACGCCAACGGCTATTTCACTGACGGAAAATACGCCATTCAGTGTGGCTTCTGCAACGGCCGCTTTCCCGCTTTCCGCTGTGAAGAACGCAAGCGCCGACGCATTTGCCGTGAATATCG